CCTGCCGATAAGACTAAGTTAGACACAGTAGAAACTAACGCAGATGTTACAGACGCGACTAATGTAGCAGCAGCGGGAGCGATAATGACAAGCGCCACCACTGCTGACTCCAGGACGTTCCTAACAACGACTGCTAAAGCTAATGATCTCACTAATGTTAATTTTAATGATTCTGTAGCCAAAACTGAACTCCTTTTAAGAAACAGTGACACCATTTTTGCTAGCGCTCTAAACGAAGGGGCTGTTACGTTGTTATTCGGCTCGGATGGAACCGGTGATGGAGAAATAGATTTTACCCCCTCAAGCTCTGCTGGTGGATCTACCTTGATATCAGAAAATATATCAGGTACGAATGTATCGGCTGATTCATTAACTGTCGCCAATGACATTACCGTGGCTGGTAACTTATTTCTGTCAGGTAATCTAAATGCCACCTATACGTCGCTTGCAAACGCTGGAATCACGACAACGCTTCATAGAGAAGTTGGAGCCCCAGTAGCATCGTCTAACTCTACCAGCCTTGCAGAGCTTGTATCATACACTCTTCCTGCTAACGTGCTCACTCTAGGCGATATTGACATTACGGTTAGAGGCCGTCAACTTGCACAGGGTTCGAACCTTAGGTGGAATTTTAAAATAGGCGGAACCAATATACTTAATTCCTCAATATCTCAAGGCACGTATTCGGACATGACGGCCTACAGCATGGACATTCAGATATCTAAAACAGCTACCGATAAACAGTTAGTAACTGCTAGCTTTAGACAGTCAACAGGCTCAAGTTCAGCGGCTGGACGAGGTAGCTGGGCAGGCATACACCGAGACGGAATAATTGTTAACTATGATGCTGCCGGTGATGAGAGCACTGCATTAGCGTTATCTCTTGAAGCTCAACAATCTGATGCAGCGCAAACAGTTACCGTGGATCACTTTATTGTTAAGTTGATACCAAACCCATTCGCCTAACCTAAAAGCATATCACCACGCTTAAGTGAGTTAAACAGGCGGGTGTAGAAAAGTTCACGAAGAGAGTCTAGTTCTCTAATTAAGCTTGTAAGGTTTCTAACGGTGGACTCATTAATTTTACCGTTTTCTTTCATATCTTTGAGCATGTCGATACAGGCATCAATCAAGTTAGTTTGATCTTTCGTAATTTTGTTGATCGTGTCAACCTGTGCTTCTTTAGTAATAATTTCAGAATCGGACATTGTGTACCTCGAAATTTAACCTTTTGTAGTGTCGTATTCTTTGCTTTGAGTGATTTTCTAAGTAGGGTGCTCGATCGTAAAAATCGTAGAAATACATGGTATCCTTGCCCTTTGCTTTACGAATACCTCTACCTAAACCTTGTAACGTTGGAACTTCCCCTGATAAACCTCTAGCATTAATCATGTGAGTTATTTCATCAATGCTGATGCCAGTTTGCATGACATTAGTACCGATAATGGTAGCAGGCTTTTCGTCTTTTACAAACTTATTGATAACTTCATATCTAGAATCAATATCATCTTTGCCTTCAATAGTGTAGCAATTATCAATTCTTTTCTCTAGATTTTCTATATGCTGTAAGTTTTTTACAAGAATTAAGATTTTGGCGTTAGAGTTAGACTGGTATACTTTTGATACAATTGTTTTAATTTTATCATTACGTTGATCACAGTTAACCACGCATCGATCATACATATCAAGATACGACAATCCTTCTTTCTTCGCCTCTTCTAATGATATGTTAGTGTTGTCCACAATCTGAATGATAGGCTTTGCGAGAGCGCCGTCCTTAATGAGGTCTTCTGCGGTACGAGTCGTGTACACAGGACCGAAGGCACCCTCTAGCACCATTCTAGCGTTAATATCTTTTGCCCCCTCTCTAGGCGGGGTAGCAGTGAATGCAAGTCTGTAGGAGGCGTTAGGAAAGCTCTCAATGGCTGCTATGGTTGTTTCTCCTCGACAAAACTGATGAGCTTCATCTACCATTAGAATTTCTGTTTCTTGAAGATGCGTGTCGATAATTCTTTCAATGCTTTGCACTGTTGAAAGCATAATTTTTCCTGAAACATAACCTTCCCCTGAGTTGTAGCCTAGATTCTTTATGCCACATTTTTTAAAGAACTCGTAAGTTTGATTTAAAATACCCTTTTCTCTAAACAAGACAACTGCTTTGGGATCATCTCCCCATTGCAATGCTGCCAAGCATCCAGCCATTATCAGTGTTTTGCCGGATCCTGTAGGACTATCAACAATTGCTCTTCTTCGTTTGAGACATTGATCAATAGCTTTTTCTTGATATTCTCTGTATTTAAAGTTACTTACATCTGGAATGAAAAAATCTTCTGGTTCAAGTTTATTTTCCCATTCGATATCCGTGACCCCTATTTTTTTCAAATCAGATACAATGCGTCTAAGGAGACCAGTTTTAAATTTTCCGTTAGCTCCAAAGTATCTTTTCTTACCGTCCCACCTTCTATTCTTATAAGCCTGTGAATACTCATGCCCAGGGACGGAAAAAGAATAATTGTCCCTAAGCACTGATATAATCTTAGGGTTATCGGTTTCCAAGGTAGATGTTAAATTACCTACGGTGATTTTCATATACTATAATAGTAATTGTTACAAAGGTATTCTATGAGTCAAAATAAACAAATTGCAGGTGGTTCGGGCGATGCCAGGGATGAAGCTCTTAACTCTTTATTCAATGATGCATCGGACGAAACTTTAATTATCACCGAATTACCCTCAAAAGGTAAATTTTATCCAGGGTTTCAAGGTGTTGAAATTAAGCCATTAACTTTCTTGGATGAGCAGAAAATCTTAAGCGCAAAGGATACGAAATCGGACATCGTCTCAAAGCTTTTAGAGAAAACAATTGACGGCGTTGTGGTGGATGACCTCTTGTCGATGGATAAAATGTTCTTACTTATGAAAGTTAGAGAGCTTTCATACGGAGAGAATTATGAATTTAGCATAACTTGTCCAGCGTGTTCTTCTGAAATTAAAACATCCTTGGTGCTGTCGGAACATTTAAATATGACTCAGGTTTCTGATGACTTATCAGACCCCAGAGAAATTGAGCTTCCTAAGTTAAAAGTTAAAGCTGAGGTTAGATTTCCTAGAAGTCGTGAGGAGATATTCTTATCTAATGGTGAAGAAGTTTACAAGAATATTTACAGATTTGTGGTTTCTATTAATGAAATCAAAGATCCAGTGTTCATATCAAAAGCTTTAAAGAGAATGCATATCATGGATATAAAAAAGATAGTGTCTGAGATTACCAAAAATGAATATGGTATAGACCCTAGATTTATTTTCGAATGTCCTGAATGCACTCATACGGAGACGATGGCAGTCCCGATGGATGTCAGTTTTTTTTCAGTGAGCTAACTAACAGTTTATCCTCGGAGGATCTTCTTTATCAAGCGTATATATTAGTAAATAAGGTAGGCTTATCATACTCGGACGTAAAGATTATGACTCAAAAAGAGCGATTAGCCTTCATTAATTTTTACAGCGAGGAAATAAAGAAGCTGGAGAGTTAGCATGAAAATCAATGGAAATCAAGTCACTACGAGACACGAGAGACCCACTGTTCTGGGTCCTACTGCCCTGATATTATATTTTATCAATGACGGACAGTATGTGGACCCTCATTCTATTAGCGGAGTTTCAATCTTCGCTGCATCCGATAATCAGTCTCCAAGTTCAGTCATAGGTTCTGATGGGGAGATTAAGACTGATGTCACAGGCAGCGTACTCATGCATTTCTCTAATAGTGCAGCGATTACGACCGATTCAGCCTTTGATGCAAGTAATTACACTCCTGGTGTAGTTGGCTCTGCCTCTGGTATCTACAAACTGGAATTGGGTAAGTTTGCATGTATATTAGACAAACCAGCCGTTATTCCTAGCGGTGTATTTAATCTTTCAGGAGACACCACAATAGCTAATACTGTCTCTTCTACTGGAGATTACATCGACGTTTGGACGGTCAAACGAGTTGCCGGATCAGATCTAGACACAATAATTAATGAATTTACATTAACCGAAGATAGGTTCTTTGGTGTGACTGAGCCGCTACTTTTCCGTGTGGCCACCAGACTTGAAAACAATTTCGTAGTTCTGGGATCAAAGATTGATCTGAAGTTTACCAATGAGTTTACTCTAGAAAATGCTAACATTGATCGCAGTATAGTAAACTTATTCAAACAGTCCTTGGTAACTGATCCAATGATTGAGATATTCAAGAAAAATCAAGATCGAAACTTGGATGCAAGAGTCGAGGTGTCAGGCTATTCCGCTACCTCAGGTTTAGTTGATACAACTGCTGAAAATACAGTAATCTTCAACTTAGATACTGAAGCTCTGAAAACACACCCAAGAATGTTGGATGGGACCTTGGGATCTATGACTGGTACTTATGTTGCAAGACTTAAGTTTACCGCTCTTAATCAAACCATAGTCTCAAATGACATGGCATTTATCATACGGTAACTAAATGGCAAACGATCCTAAAAAAGGAACTGGCAAGAAACCTGAGGGTTCAGGTCGTAGACTTTACACTGATGAGAATCCGAGTGATACAGTCAGTGTAAAGTTCAGCACGGTGGGCGATGTTAGAGATACGTTATCTAAAGGATCTTTTAAATCTAAACCTCATAAAAGGCAATCTCAGATAATAAACCTAATCCATCAAAGGGTTAGAGTTGCCATGAAAAGGACCAAGGATCCTGAGAAAAAGAAAAACCTTTCAGCGGCCTTCAAATACATTACGGGTCGGAAAGAGGCTAGTAAGAGAAAGACTCAAAGGATGAATAAAAGTCCTAAATAGCACAACCCTTCTCATATGCGAGGTAGGCTAAATGAAGCTCATCCAGTTTGCCAGTCTTCTCAGCCGATTTCTTGAGGAAGTCTGACCCTTTCTTGATCAAGATCTCATTCCAATCTTTGAAAGGCTCAGGTGGTATGACAGTATGCAAGTCGTCTCTGCGTATCCAGTGAGCTAGCTGCATAAACTTTTTACGGCCCGTGATACCTGCTTCATCGCTGTCAAAGGCGCACACCAATGGACCTGCATACTGACTGAGTTGAAGCATCTGCTCACGACTTGTAAAGCAGCTTAGAGTGGTCGTAGCGTTAAGGCCAACTGCCTGTAGGCTAAGGCAATCAAAGACACCCTCAGTGATGTAGAGAGGCTCTTGAGAGCCATAATCAAAGGGGTATAGAACCTGTGAA